TTTCCTCAATGATCTTGTCACCGACATAAATCTTCCCCTTGATAGCCTGATTGTCAGACTCAGAAGAGAATAACTTAATGATAGTAGACGAATAGAACTTGACTGCCATACCGCCCGTAGGCTGTTGTGTCGCATACATCGCTCCAATATTGTTACGGGCCTGACTGATAAGAATCAGCAGCGTTGGCTTCTCTTGATTGTTTGCATAGTTCAGCATCTTAACAGCATTGGTCATATCACGAGCCTCTGCGCCAATCTGCTTAGTATTCTCCAGTTGCTTGAGATCATTTGAGTCCTTCTCAAAATAAATCGCTGGAAGCAGAGCAGAAATACTATCTACAACAATAATGTCAACGCCAGCCCTCATAAGATCTGTACCAACATCTACCATATCGTTCATTGTACGAGCCGTGGACACAATGAGATTGTCTACATTGACGCCTAACTGTGCAGCCCATTCTGGGGAGAACGTCATTTCTGCGTCGATCCATGCACATATCTTTCCCTCTTCCTGAGCCTGAGCGATAATCTGTAGACAAAATGATGACTTACCGCTTGACTTATTGCCCCATACAAGTACCTGACGGCCATATGGGAACCCTCCATTAAGACTTCTATTCATTCCAAACGATGGAGTTTTTGCAAACTCAGTTTTTGGTACTTCGTTTCCTAGCGCAATCTTTTTCCTTAGTTTTGGATTAAGATTTGCAAGAACCTCGTTGATATCGGTCACGCCAACACCCCGTGCATTCTTGGACGGTCAAGGTTCTTGTGCACCTTGGCTTGAAAATGCTTTTGTAAAGACTCCTTTGTATACCCCTCTGTGGCTAGGCCACCATATAGGTCAAGAAGCCTAACCAAAATATCTGCAAGTTCTTCTACAACTTGGTCATCCCCCTTCTCCTTACGCATTGCCTCTGTTACCTCGCTTATTTCGGTATTGATCATTTGAAGTTGCTTTAGGTAAAAAATAATATGATCCTGCTTATCCATACGATTGAGTGGTTCCCAAAATCCCTTTGCCCTTGCATGTGCGTTTAAGGTAAAGGCTGTATCATCTAAATCATTAAGCATTTATACTCCAATTGTAAATTTTTCTAATGTGTCTAAGAAAGTTTTCTTCTGATAAATCAGACTTCATTCGATTACAATCATAGCAGCATGAAACAATGTTGTCAACAGAATATCCTTTAGTATTATCTACCCGATCCAATCCGTTTAATTTTACAGAAGGCTGCCATTTTTTTGGAGCAGTTTTTTCTATTGGTTCTGCTCCACAATAAAAACAATCTTCAATTGCTACTTCATAAAAATCTTTCCAGTCAATATCTACAGATATATTTCTAGATTTAGCATTGCTTTTTAAACTAATGAATGCTTTTTGTATTGCAGGTTTTTTATCAAAAGACTTCATGCTGTTATCATAACAATTTTTGCATGGATGAATTGATTTTCTAAGTGAACTTGCATATGTCCATCTTTCATTTCCACAAATACACCTAGCCTTCCATTGAACATTATGATTAGAAACCTTTTGAGGACCATCGATAATCACGTTGCCATTTTCAAAAATATGGCCAATATAATATTTATCCATTTATTTAGTATACCACACAAATCAAACATATATAGATAATTTTAGACACTTCCTCAGACTATGATATCCTGAAATACTAGATCATCATCTTTAGAAATACTGTAATTAATCTTGCAAGGCTTGCCTTCTTCTACATTCATATAAGCGTTGGGGAATGCTGATGGGAATACGATCATACTCATCAGTTCTCTGCCACTATCTGCTACCAGAAGTGATGCCATACGCTTACCAGCCTTTGTCATTCTTGGCTTAAAGGATAACACATAATACTCATCCTGTCCATATGGCAATTGCTTGTAGTTCAGGAAGCGAACCAATGCTGAGTTACTTTCTTTGAGTTCGTCAACTGGAATTGCTTCCAGGATGCGATTGGAACCGACAAGAATAATATATGTCCTACCCGCCTCAATCTTAGTTTCTTCATCATCAAAAATTCCTACCGATCCTGTGCTATCTAGAAGTTCAACACGACTCCATCCCTTGCCACGCTTTACTCCACGAATGACACCCATCATAATGAATGCACCCTTTTCGTCATAGTCATCTGCGGTTGTGATGTACGCATGATAATGCTGCGGCACTTGGAGATTGAACTCTGGAAGATTTAAGTATTCGTACATATTCTCACGAATCTCTTCGTCATTCCTAGGGTTATCTGGAAATGTCAGCGCACCAACTTTTCTTAATGACTCCAATGCTCTTGAGTTAACTCCATTTCCTTTTGTAAAAGTGAACTCTTGAACATCGGCAAACGTCTTAAAAGGTCGTGCTGCGATATAGCGTTCAGCAATCGTATCGCTAATGTACTTAATTGATGACAGTCCAAAGCGAATCCCCTTCCCTTCAATCTTAAAATCTGAATCAGAGTCATTGATATGTGGCAGTCGCATCGGAATACCCATACGCTTTGCCTCAATCAAATACTCTGTGCGAGTATCCTTGTCTTTCTCATTCTTGAGAAGAGCAAAAACAAACTCTAGTGGATAATAATACTTTAGCCACGCCGTCCAGTACGATACGGTTGAGTAAGCCACAGCATGGGACTTATTGAACGAGTAGCCTGCGTGTGCTTCGAAGTCTTGCCACATCTTTTCAGCAGCAGCCCCGCCCAGCGGCCCAGTCGCATTCCGAACAAATAACTCCTTGAATTGATCGAATTCACTGGCATCCTTCTTCTTTCCAATAATCTTACGAACCTTGTTGGCTTCGCCCATTGTCATTCCGCCCAATTTCACACAGGCGAGCATGACTTGCTCCTGATACAGAATTGTACCGTAAGTATCTTCAGTAAACTCCTTCATGATTGGAGACTGATACACAATTCCCTGCTTTCCATGCTTACGGAGAATGTAGTCCTTTCCAATCGTATTCATTGCACCAGGACGCACCAGCGCATTAGAAGCAACCAATTCATCAAACTTATTTACCCCCATCTTGACAAGCAGATTGGTATATGGCGCTGCTTCACATTGGAACACGCCCTTAGTGTGACCATCAGACAGCATGTTGTAGATATTTCTATCCTCCATGTCAATCTTGTGAAGATCTGGACGCTTGCCAGTACGATCCTCAATGATGTTGAGAGTGTCGTTAATAACGGTAAGAGTCTTCAATCCAAGAGCGTCAATCTTGATGAGGCCAATGTCTGCTGCCTCTTCCATGTCTACAGCGACCACAGGGAGCCTAGAATCGCTTCCTGTGACGTTTCTAGTCTCAATGGGTGCAACGCGAGCAATGGGCGTCTTAGACGTTACAACGCCTGCTGCATGGACCCCTGTGCCACGAATACGCCCACGCAGTTGCTCTCCATAAGTAACAACCTCTGGATACTTGTCACGGAACCATTCGCAGTTCTTTCCATTTACAAACTCTTCCCATGTGTCTACAGTCTTAAGCGCACGATTCACATCAGAAAGCGGAACGTTGAGCACACGACTCACATCTCGCACGACACCCTTATCCTTAAACTGAAGGAATGTCGCAATGCTGGCAACGTGCTTGTACTGCTTCTCCAAATACTGCTTCACTTCTTCACGACGCGAGTCCTGAATATCAGAGTCTACGTCAGGGAAGTCATCACGTTCTGGATCAATAAAACGGAAGAACAGCAGGCCATGCTTAATAGGATCAATATCTGTGATACCCAGCGCATAGCAAACGAGTGATCCAGCACTTGATCCACGACCTGGCCCCACCATAATACCCTGCTTCTTTGCCCAGTTCAGCATGTTCTGGACAACAATGAAGTATGACGCAAACTTCTTATCCTTGATTACAGACAACTCTTCTTCCATGCGAGCAACGTACTCTCCATTAGTATCCAGTTTGTTGGCCTTGAGCCAAGAGAATGCATACTTACGAATAGTATCATCTGGATTCTTGTGCTCAACAGGAAGCAGATTAAGATTACGATAGAGAGTATATTCCTCCACCTTATCGGCAATCATAAAGGAGTTATCAAACATATCTTGGCGAGCACTTTCCCCCATGCCCTCCCACATTTCCTCGCCACTCAGAAGATGGATATCAAACTTGTTAAATGAAAGCGCACGATCCTTACCATACAGATAGTCAAGACGATCCATCATGTCTGCGACCTTTGTGGAGCCTGTGTAGGTTGACTCACCATTCAACTTAGCATGAGTATTCAGGAGCAATACCATTTCCTGAATTACCTTCTGATCCTTGGTTGAGTGATGGCAGTCTGGCGTAACCACCAAGTTGTACCCGCCAGCATCGGCAAGTTGTACCAAAGCCTCATTCATTTCTGGCGGATTGTGCGGCATGACCTCGACAAAGAAATCGTCCCCAAAGCGATCTCTAAACCATTCAAGATGCTGCTTTGCAACAGCAAACTCTCCCGCTTCAATAGCCTTATTGATAAGGCCAGACATGCAGGCAGAACCCACGATAAGACCACTCTGATGCTTCTCTAGGACTTCCCAGTCAATGCGTGGCTTCTTGTAGTACCCCTCGTTCCACGCAATCTCACTCAATCTATTAAGATTCTCAATGCCCTCGTCATTCTTTGCCAGCACAATGATGTGATTGTAAACAAGATCAAGTGGTGTCGTTCGCTCCGCTTTATCGCGTGTGTCAAAACGATCACCAGTAAAATACATCTCTTGGCCAACAATAGGCTTAATGCCATTAGCACGCATAGTACGAATCCAGTCGCGGTGCCCAGAACTTGTGCCATGATTTGTCTGCGCTGCGGCAGTCATTCCAAGTTCCTTGGCACGAATCGCATAATCTTCTGGGGTAGCGGTACCATCGAAGATACTGTAATGATCGTGCATGTGCAATGGCAAATAGTTAATCACTTTTCTCCTTCATGAAAGTAGCGGGGTACTAGTCGTGAGATTCTAGCACCCCGCCACACCTTCTGTCAATTACCAGTCAATGTTAGACGTATTGTTTGATGCTGGGGCATCAAATCCAAGATAGAAAGCCTCTTGCTCAGCGTAGGGAACCTCACGCACAACCTTCTCCAAGTTGTAAGGCTCAATGCCCTTCCAGTTGAACTTCTCAGTATCTGGATCTCCTGGGAGCAGGATGTAAGTGGTATCCGTACCAGTACCCTGACGCTTCATACGCCAGACACGGTTGCTGATGCTACCAGTCTCAATGGCATACTCCTTAAGCGTATTGAACGCAGACTGCTTTCCTACGCCCTGTGACCAAACTGCAACGTATGGGTCTTCCAGACCGTCATCAACGAGCAGATTGGTGTAGAAGCGGTAGCGAGCACGCCAGCCGCTCTTAGGCTCTCTACGAGCCATCTCGCAGCCAAAGCAACGACCCTCATTATCGGTCGTGCAGACTGCCTTACGCTTGTAATCCTTAGGATTCGTATGCTCAGAGACTACGATTGCAAGATCGCGTGCCTCGTCATAATGTGGGGAATCCTCATCTAGTTCATTGACAAAGCGAACCTTTGCGCTTTGCCCGTCTTCCAACTTCAGCCAGCGAACCTTGCTACCGCCCTCTGAAGCAGCGGGACGGTCAAGTGCCTTATCCATTGCCTTTAGACCCTTCATAATACCCATATAAATACATCTCCTTAATATATCGCAAATAGTGGATCGTTTAGTTTGTTTGTAAGTTCATTAATATCGTTGTCTGTCATGTCGCCAATATCTTTGAATCTTTCTGGAAGACCAATAGCCGAAGCCCTTGGCCCCATCTTATCAACGATTCTGCCTGCCATCTCTCTGCCAGCATCGTCGTTATCAGGTATCACTATAACATTGTTGAAGTGCTTTGTCAATAGTTCTATCTGATTTTTTGGAACATTTGCTCCTAGTGTTGCCACCGCAGGAATGCCGCATTGATCCAAACGAATGGCATCAAACGATGACTCTACTACATACACCGTGCTATGTGCCTTTGCACGATGAAGATTAAATAAAATTTTAGACTTTGGTAGCCCAGGGGTGTTCTTGAAATCTTTACCCTCTACACTTCGGGCTACGAAACCAACAAACATGGTGCCGTCTGGTGTTTGCATAGGAATAGTAATCATGTCCTGCTTATCCGAATATCCCAATAGGAATCGCTTAACAGAATTTTCCGATAACCTGCGGCCCTCAAAGTATGTCATGGCCCGTGGTGAATCAAGTGCCTGCTTATTAAGACGCTTGATTGTAAATTCATCATATGGCTCAAACTCTGGCTTGACCTGTAGAGTCTTTTCTAGGCTGTCTAGGATATTTGTTTCTACTTCCATCGACTCAATGAATCGTGTAGCCTCAAAAAATGACTTGCCCGTAACATGAATTACAAAGTCTACTAGTGATCGTGATTCGTGACATGAGAAGCAAAAGAATGTTCCACGCTCTTTCGATACCTCGCCTGCTGGCGTGCGGTAATTGGCATGATAGGGACAGAACACAATGAAGTCTGAATCGACCTCATTCTCAATTGTTATCCCTGAGCCTGTGACAACTCGCCTGATTTGTTCGGCTGAGTATAGATGGGCCTGTTCTTGTCTAGTCCTTCGATACATAAAGCATTCTTCTTTCCTATATATGATCCGTACACACTTAGTATAAATTCGTAATAGTTTCCATTATATGATAGCGACCAGTCTGGATCAATGTCAAGTCTCTGAACGTATCCAGTATCCCTCATTGATTCAGCAAGCAGTCTGATGTATTCGTTCTTCATTCTTGGAATATAAAAATCATCGGTTATCTGACCAGTTAACTCAAATCTTTTTATTCTTTTATGAAGAAACGCTTGCATAAAGAAATTATACACGATTTAAATATGTAAACTGTGATATGCAATATCTTCCATAGGTGGAGTATTTGCCAAATTCCTCTGACATTGTGATAGGCGACACACGGTGCTGATATACCCCAGGGAAGATTATCGACATATTATTTTTAATCTCTTTTGTTTCTTCTACCCCGCTAACCTTTAGCGTAATCTCGCCACCCTCAAAACTTTTTGGCTCTTTGTATAGATAAGTCAGGCAGGTATAGCAGGAGTTGTCCCGATGATAATCATACTTATCTGAATCCTGATAGTAACTAATAAATGTGGTATAGAAGTTCTGATGACGATACAGCCCATGACACGGGTTGATTGACTCATAGAACTCAAACATATTATCGTTGAAAAGTTGTGCCTGAGAAAAGACTGTAATTGGAGAAATAGACATTGGATCTCTGTACTTTTCAAATGGATAAAAGACGTTGTTCATTTTTTCTGTCTGCAATTCCTCACCAAGTTTCTCCTTGCTATTCTCCCAATGCTTCATAGCATTTCTATTGGTGATAAAATCCAACTCTTTCCAGATTAATGTCAACTGATCTGAAGAGAATGTATCTTCAATGTATATAGCCTCAAATGGCTCTGGGAATCTGTCAATGATCATTCATAGTCCTTAATGTATTGTGTTGCACGTTCAAGCAATGAAGCATATGTTTCCAAATAACCAATCATGGTGTTGCAACTAGGACAGAGTAGGCCACGAACATTCCCAGTAGAATGATCATGATCTATCCATAATTTTTTGTTTTGTTTACATATTGCACATACGCCATGCTGATTTTCTAAAATATCTTCATATTGCTGAACAGATAGTCCATATGTTTTTTCAATATGATAAGCAAAGCCCTTTTCTCTAATAGATTCTATATTTCTTTTTTTCCAATCAAGACCGTGCTTTCTTTTTTTTTCTGGATTATCTTTTGCCCATTGCTTTGCACGATCTCTTCTACGTTGCATTCGCTCTGGATTTGCTTCAACCCATTCTTTTTGCTTTATTCTCCTACATGGAATGCAATATGACTGATATCCATTTCCCTTTTTACCAAATTCTGTGAATGGCTTTTCTTCTTTGCATCTTCCACAAACTTTCATAGATCAATTGTATCACAATTCAATAGAATATTGTTAATCAAATGCCTTATCGATAAATAAACCGCGATCAAAATCAACTTGAACTAAGAAATCTCCAAGCGGCCCATTTCGTGATTTGCGAAACACACACTCTACAACATCACTGTTTGCTGCTCGTCCAAGTGCTAGCAAAAAGTCAGCATCATAGGCGATCTGGCGCGACCATGAAGTCTGACCAAGTGTTGGAACACTATGCATATCGGTTACATCGTCTGGTGTTGCAGACGAAATAGCAACAATCGGAATTTCCTCTGAGATAGCAAGCAACTTGAGTTCACGACTGAGATTCTTCATCTTTACAACTTCATTATCTGTGCGCTGATTACTTGTCATCAAATTCAAATAGTCAAGAAAGACAATTGATGGCCTATATTGGTCGATTTTTCCACGAATCACCGATGGGCTGACTTCCCCAAGACCTTCACTAGATATAATATGAATTGGTGGTTTTCCTTCAAAGGTCTTGCTCATCCAACTACGCATCATGTCTGTTTCCACTTGACCAAGACTTAGTTTTCTGTGTGACCACAAGCCCTCTCCTAGAATTGTAAAAATTCTATTACGAACCTCAGTTTCAGTCATTTCTAAAGAAACTATAAGGGGCGTCTTACCCTTCTTCCATGCTGCTACGGCAAAGTATAATGCCATCCAAGACTTACCAATGGCAGGATAAGCCAGAAGAATGCCAAAGTTACCTGGCATAATTCCAGATGGCATAAAAGAATCAAACCCCTTGATTCCCGTATAGATGCCGTATGTTCCAGCCTCCTGTTGCTTCTTTACATTCTCAAAGTATGCAATAGCAGAATCTACGTCTGACACATCAAGATCTCGTACTGGAGATGTTACCTGCTTGAGTCTTGCAGTCTCTGATAAAAGAAAGTCTACCGCAGAAAGAGAATTGCCGTCCTGCACCTCGTTGGCAGCAGTACGAAGCATGATCTTCACATTATCGTTCAGGTACTCCTGACGCAACTCATCAAGATGGTGCTTGGTGGCACCAGTATCCTGAGCGTAATCAAAGTCTGGAAACTTCTCCTTGACAATCTTGGCAGATGGGGCGATCTGATTCTGTTCATAGTAGTTGCGAATGAACAGCCAGATATCATTATGGGTACGCAATAGGGTGTCTACGTTTGCCTGTAGCAAAACGTGTACCTGCTTATCATTGAGTACCGCCGATATTGTCTTTGCTTCTAGGTTAGCCATTCTTTCGCCTTCTCTCTCATCTCTGCCCTAAATCTTACATCTTCTTCCTGAGCCTGCATGGATTGTAGCAGGCGATCCACATTATTGCAAAACCCCTTCCATGAAGGAGAATTGTTCACCTTGAAATAGTATTCCATTGCAGAGTAAACCTGTGGATCATCCCAAGACTCAAGTAGATCATCTGCCGCCCATTGCTCCTTGTATCGATTAAGTGTGGGACGCTGATATCCATTGAGTTTGCACATTTGCTCAAACTTTGAAATAAGAGCAAAGCGGTTCTTACGGTCTGCCATCAATTACTCCGTTGTTGAGAACAACAGTCATGGTAAAGGTTCCATCTTCCATATAATCTCCACTCATAGCAGCAACACCATCATGCTCAATCTCAGCAATAAGTTCGCTCATGCGGATCAGTGCCTGAGCCTCATCACGGCCATAGGAGCATAGCATAAGGGTTTTCTGATTGCTTGCAATATATGCGATTGAGATTTTACGGTCAGTATCTTCAAATGCCTTCCAGACCTCATCCATTAGCCCAGTTCCTCTCGCGCTTCCTTCAACTTATCCACAAGTTGCTGCTCAACAAATGCATAGATACGATCAGACGCCTCTCTGGTGGACTCGTCTTCTCGTACATAATCTGTGACCTGACAGTCAAGTCGCAGCGACTGGAAATTGCCAACATTAACTGTGTATCCGAGTGCCCACTGAACTTTGGTAGGTTCCATTAAAACTCCTAATAGTTGTATCTATATGTTTTTCCACTAAGCAGCGCAGTGATAACGCTCCTATTGACGCCAATGATACGCGCAATTGTCTCATGTGTCAAGCCCTCTTGTCTCATTCTTCCAATCAACAGAATGTCTCTTTCTGACAACACAGATTTTGAGCAATTGATGCCCGTTGGCAATTTACCATTTACAATAGCATCTGCCATATTTGCTTTTTGTGTTCCCCATGCAAGATTTTCTAAATTATTATTAAGTCTGTTGTCATCTAAATGTCTAACAAGCCTATCGTCTTCATCACCTAAAAATGCTTGAGCAATAAGGCGATGCAGGTATCGTGTTTTTTGTGTTCCATCATCATAGGTAATCCCAACATTATAATACCCAACTTTTTTATTTAACTTTTTTTTCATGAGCCTTGGCTCTTTTGCTAAAGTTCCTCGTTGAGTGTTCCAACTTCTAATTTCTCCAGTATTAGAAACTTCATATTTACTAGCCCCTGGAATGGGCTTCCATATTTCTTTCATGTCTTATTATATCACACAAGAAACCTTAACTAGAGTGTCTCGCTGAAAACGGGGATAAACTTACCCTCATCATTTTTTACATAATAAATTAGACCGTCACCCATTGCGTGTCTAAGTTCTTGTTCAGTTGGGGTCTTGTTGTTTGTCACCAGGCCGTCTTTGCGTTCCCTGCCCATATGTATCTGGGCCATTAAATTTCTGGCCTCCCATATATGGTCCTCGCTGTAATAACTTAGGTGATGAAACGCGACTTCTCCACCAGGGAGTTCGCCTACGGGTGGAGGGAGAAAACCTCTTTTTACTAATCTCGGTATACTCTTCCTATGGTAATTTAGAAGTTTAGCAGCCTCCGAAACCATGTAGGCACGCCTACGCTTCCGCTTAAATTCTACCATAGAGATTGACATATTGCAATCCTTTGTACAATTAAATAAAGTTACAAGACCCTGTGCTCTGCTTACATGAGTAATTCTTACAAGATCTCCGTCAAGGAACCATGTCTTGCGGCGGGGGCGGGAAATCACTGGGAGATTGAGGCTTTCATTCTCATTTTTTCCATTTGCCACAACCATGCCGCTTCTCCATTTGACTTGTCAAAGTTATGATAGAACTTTCTATTCCCACAACGAATACAGAATATCTCTATATGATTGTATTCTGAGAATGCTCTATCAATAAACATTCGTCCGTTACATTTTTTGCATCTTAACATGATGCGGTAATTATATCAGGTTGGGATGCCAACTGCCATGATGTTGACAGTTGTCGTTGCCTGACCAGTTTTGTTGAACTTCACAATACCATCGACTCTTGATGTTGTAACAGATCGAATAATAACAATAACGTCATCTCCGATCTCAGATGTACCCTTGTTTACCGCAGTAGCAGTAACAATTGGAGGATACTTGAATCCAGAATACTCCATAGAGAATGACTTAGTTTGACCACCAGTAACGTCTTCCCCAGTTGTTACAGTGTAGTATCCAGCAACAATCTTGGCCGCTCTTGTCTGAATCGTGTTAAACTCTGTTGTCTGTGGGTTTTGCACAGAAGTATAGTTATAGGTAGCAGAAGATATTTCATTGGAAATATCGTTAATTGCACTAGCCATTTGGTAAATATATGTAACGTCCAGAGGCTGACCACGATCTGGATAAGGAATTTTTGCCATATGTCAATTATACACTAGAGAGTGGTAATGAGTCCAGAGTACATACGGAATGGGTATCCTGTAAATGTTCCCGTGCCAGAAGGCGAACCAGAGAGATTCATCTTGTTTAGATTATTTTGAGCATCACTTTTTGTGGGATGCAGGGAAACCTGATAATAGTTAATGACACGAATATAGTATGTTGTTGTGCTGGTAAGTCCAGTAATTGGTGTAGCAGAGGTATAAACAACTGCTGCCCCTGTGCTATATTGATTTCCGCTGGCAAAATAGATATAATCGTTTGTGGTGTCTATGGTAGAAGCGTTTTGTGTAAATGTTTCTGTTTTCTCATATCGAATGATTGGTCTTCCTGGCCTATAGATTTCTACATACAAATACTTTGGCGTTGTTCTGGTTATGCCATTCTCATCAATGTATGATGCTGGTACGTTGATGTTAAATGAAGTAGAACTAATCCTTTGTTGATAAATCCAGTTACTTGGATTTAGTCCAGAATTTTGTGCCCAGCGAATCCATACATCGTAATATGGCAGCACCGCAACATCTGAAAGAACCTTGTCATTATCTTTATATATATTTACTGAATCCCAGGAAATGCTCACATATCCAGTATTTTTTTGTATTACCATTTGTCCAGCGGTGTTGATGTTTCCTGGTATAAAAACTACTTCTGGATCTATAGAATAGATTGGACTCCATTCAGACAATCTGTTTCTATCTTCTGAAACAATGCGGTATCGAATCTGATAATGTGGATCATAAATATCCATATCCACAAAAGTTTGTTTTGGCACAGTAAGTTTTTTTGCCATTATGAAACTCCGATATTAAATCTAAAGTCAATGTAGTTATTTGTATTGGCTAACTTTAATATTGGGTAGCCATCATATTTTACTATAGAGTATCCAGACATTTTGTAGATTGGATTTTCTGTAGTATTATCAACTCTAAATCCATCAAAGGCTATGTAATGACTACCGTCTGGCTCTCCATCTTCTGTAATGTCAACAAAGATTCTACAGATTCTAATTTCGGATGCCGAAAAGTCTGGAGATGTGGTAAAACTAATATACGGAAGACTATAAGATCCAGCCTCATTACTGTAATCTATACCCTGAGATATCTGCCATGATGCTACATGATACCTGTTGCTTGTAAAATAATTTCCTGGAATATATATCTGTGCCTTAGCATACTTGCTAGTTGTAGTGATTTCGTTCTTAAAGAATTCCATAATGATTTTTACATCATTTGTATCACCCATAGCAATGGCTTCTTTGTCTACCAGCGAGAATGCGAGTTTTAGGAAGTCTGATGCATTATTGCCACCAATGTTAAAGTTTATATTGTTTAGGTGAACGTGTGTTCCAGAGGCTACCCACTCTCCCTTAAGTTTTGCTGCCGAATCCCACGATCCACCAGTTGCTGGACTAATAGTTGAGAGATTTCCTTTGACCAAAAGCGATCTATTTAAATATCTTGGTCCCTCTTTTCTATCTTTTCTTAGATTTGTTTGAAAGAGTTGATCGCTCGTATTAGCGTAGAAAACGCTTGCTGTTTCCTGAATATCGGTTGTTGTAGTACTTGTCGATTTGTTGTATCCAATACTAGTATTAATAATTGGATCTGATATCGATGTACCGTGCTCTTGCCATGATTCAGAGAAATTAAATATTATTTTGCTATCAAATTGAGATGCAAGACTATTGTTGCCAGCAGACCATATTCCTATTTCTGTAATAGAATATCTATTTTCTGTTGGCAATTCTGCTGTAAGAGACATCTTTGTTCTTGATACTATTGTTGTTGCCCCCGTTGCTGCTGCCTGGGCTGGTGTAACGTTTGCCGCTACAAGATTATAGGTAAACGTTGTTGCGGTTGGTGTAGCAACAACCCTGAATTGTCCATTAAATGTTGAGTCTACTCCAGAAACAATTACAGTTTCGCCAGGAATAATATCATGATCGGTTGCAGTTGTCAAGGTAGCAACATTAGAAACAAGTTCTTTGTATGTGATAGTGAAGACTTTTGAGTTATCCACGAACCCCTTAGATGAAATTGGGATTCTTGTCATTTCAAAATCAAGACGCTCCTTGGCATACACAGTTGTTGGAATTGAATCGTTAGCATCCAGCGGGGTAGCCCCACAACCAATAGCCAAGTGAGTGGCAAAGGCAGGAACCTGACCAAGCATATACTTTGCAATAATTTCTTTACCGTCGTTTGTAATCATAATTCCTCAATTGTACTAATTGTACCATTGGACAAAATTTCTACCTCAATGTTTTCTTCATCTTGCACCGTATCTATTTCAATTACCAGATCTCCATCTTCATTAAAGTATGGCTCATACATTCCCCTAAGAACAAGATTGATACCAAATCTAGCAAAGTAATCTGAAGAAGAAACTGCAATAAGGTTATTTGGATTGAAATCCCTTCTAATTGTTGATAAGTTTATGATTGGAGAATATATTGTTGGCTGCCCATCAATGAGATCTGGTCGGGAAATGTTTGCCAATTCCACAGACCCAATATCTTCGATAATCAGATCCTGAAGAATTTGTATTTCAACAGATGTATCGTCAAACTGAATAATGTCTACTGGAGCAACTTTAAAACTCTTATGGTTTATTGGCATTGGGGTAAATGCTGGAAGTGCTGGAACTGCACTAGCAACTGCTGGGGTAGTGCTTTCCGACCCTCCATTTACTGGGTCTGGATTTTGTTTTACAGTGCCTCCTCCATTATTGGGAGTAGTAAAACTTAGCCCCTCGTTCCACCATCCAGCACCAAGATTCCAGTCGTCTGGGGGAACTACGATAACTGGTCTTGATGCCGCTATTTCTTCTGGTGTTGGACCATATCCGTCTGACCAGGCTGAATAGTCAGTCACGTTATACCTCCGCCAAATAAACTGTTGTTGTTACATCGTTTGACTTTTGATACTGAATGTTGTATACAACAAATCTAGTTGACGATGGAGCAACAATATCTATGTTATCAGAATTCTTGTAATTTATTTCTACAATATCTCCAAGTTGCAAATGTGGGGTTCCAAACGTGTTGACGCCTACAGCCTTTCTTGGATATACGATTTTCTTAACAATCCATTCCATCATTGACTCTGCCGCCGCATCTGTCTGTACATACTGTGTATCTAGAGCAAAATCATTTCTTCCATACTTATTTCTGCTATTGAGAATATCAGTATAAAGTTGTCGGTATTCATCTGAGTTTGTACCGTTATAAATACTGTTAACAAAATTACTATTCTTTTTAAAGAAGTCATCCAACTTCAGCGAATGAGTTGTGTTTTGAGTAAATGCAATTCCAAGTATTCTTAGATAGTTTCCAGTTGTATCATCAAGATTTAGGTTCTTATCTATTGCGTTAAAGATAAGGAATTCTGCTCCATATGACCATCCATAGAATCCAGATTTAGTGTATCCACGAACACTGTTGAGAGTTGGAGCAAGTTGAGAATAGAGTGCTGGGAATGCACGATCATATCGTATATTAAAATATGCCGCTTCTCTCATGATGGTTCCAAACTCATCATAGTAAAGAATATATTTTGGAGTAGACTCAGAACTAACACCAGATAGATATGTGTTTTGCACCATTCCGCTAATTGCATACTTTCTCAAAGCATTTTGTCCAGTAACCTCTGGTTCGCCAAATGCTTTAGATATTGGAAGTTGTAGCGTTTTGGCAGTATTGTTAGCAAAGTCATCTGATAGAGCAAATACATTTTCAAACATGATCCTTGATGTACCGCGAACAAATAGCGCCATGTTTCCATATATTGGAAGTGGATCTGTATCATCAACAACAGCAACCTGCTTGTCATTGAGATAAAGATAGAACGTCCTTATGCTTCCGCTGTCTACATATTCTGCTGATAAATCATATACCGTTGTTTTTTCTGAAGTATTCAGTCTTGACTGTGTAGTAAACTTTCCATCATCAACGATGATTCCAGATAAGCCTCTCCATAAAAGTTGAGGTATGGCAACCTTATTATTGCTTACTGCAAGGCCAAGTGGACTTAGTGTAGTAAGAGAGACAGTTCCAGATGTTGTAGTTTTATACTCAAAGGACTTGTCTCCAATTGCCGTAATAATAAACGTTCCGTCAAGACCAGATCCTACACCAGATACTGTTACTGATTCTCCTACAGATAGGCTATGATCCCTAAGGGTAGTAAGAGTTACCGTATCTGCTACCCTTTGTTTTTTAAGTATGTCTGCCTGGTTTGAACCAGAAACCACTTTATAGAAGAATACGTCTGATATTGTTGTGTCTCCGTTATTTTGAACAAATACAGTTCCACCAGTAGACGATGTTGTTGTCAGAGAAAGATATGTCGCAGTTGCTGTTTGCCCAGACTGACTTTGTGCTGGTATTGCTGATTCTACAGTAAAAGTATTGTCTGCATCAACTGGGAAATCTACTGCTGTAATTACTGCATTGACAAGATTAAATGTAGTATTGGCAAATCCAGCAATCGTCACATGCTGGCCAGCACTAAAGTTATGATTATTAGACGTATACACAATCTTTGATCCATCTGCAACAGCAGCAGTTACACTTGCAACAAGTGGATCTGATTTTAATAGTTCGTACTGAAAAGATTTTCTGTCTTGAGAAATCTGCGTTACAGTAAATTCTCCGCTAATTCTTGTTGGCTTATCCTTATTATTGTCATCAATAACGCCAGATACAACCACAATAGATCCGACATCTAGAGCATGTTGTTCTTTAAGCCTAATTGTTACTAAATCATTTGTTACAGATATGCCGCTGGCGCTTTCCAGAATTGAATAACTTAGTCCATTTGAATTATTTTTATAAGAAGACACCTTATCTTGATTAAGTGCAGCAATTTCAAAATAGTACCCAACATTAGTATCTTTATTTAATCCAAATGCTACACCACCAGATCCACCAGATATTGACACCTGCTTATCTGGATCTTCTGAGGCTGCTGCATTAAATGAATATAAGTCAAATGAACCAATGGCTGTTTGTGCTTTATTTGATCCAGTCTCAATCCTACCAATTATTCTCATTCTTGTTCCAAAGTGTCTGAATGGTTTGTCAAGTGGCTTATATACATATGTGAGGAAGTTTGCTGGGTCAATAACTGATGGAATTGTTGCTGGTCCACTAAATACCAGGGCCGAAGTTTGTACAGATCCAGAATATGCTGTTTTATAGGCATTAACATCATTCTCGGTTATGGTTGTGTTTGCCATAAAGTTTTTAATGATTCCGTTTCTTGATGAATTGTCTGCATATGACTTTGCAACATATTCTTGACCATTAATAGACTGCTTGTTTCCTGCCTCATCTATTCCAGAATTGTCTGGCAAAACAATCGTATCGTTAGTATTAAATAAATATTGTTTGGCGTTTTGAATAGAACCCCGTACATAATTAACATCAGTCCAGGGTGTTCCTTCTATGCCCGCTGTATGCTCTACAGCAGTTGTGCCAAATTGAGCGCGGCCATGTTCTTTTACTGCTCCATCGCTGACTTTGGCATAAATCCTCACTCTTCCTGTAGGATACATTTTTCCATTAAACTTTAGTCTGGCAAAATAAGACTGGTATTCATGATTATTGGTAATCCAAACATTTCCCACCCCAGCAACAGAATATTCTACTGCATCGTATCTTATAATCTCTCCATTTGCATAAAAGTATCCTGAATAATTTGCAAGCCAATAAATGTTTTCGCCAAAGTCCATGATGTTGTTGAGAAGTTGTCCGTCAGAATATACTGGAACGCTTGATGTTAGTGCAGTCTTAAGTGGCATGGCTGATAGAGAGTATCCGCTAGACTGTGTTGCAGATTCATTTACTGTTCTTACATTTTCCTGACCAGCAATTTCCCATAGCAGTGATGGCTTATAGACATATGTCTTGTATTCTTCTGAATATGGTGCCTGGGCAATTGACCCAATGCTTTTCTGAATATATCTAGTTGTATAATTTATTTCTCCACCGTTATATACAAGTTTTTCTTGTGATGCAAGATTGATAATATTTGGCAAAGCAATGCCATTGTCGTCAGCCTCCTCTTGACCATATAGAACAAGATCTGTTCTTCTATCTGTTGTTGATGAAGGAAGAAGGTAGTTCTTTGACATTACGACAAGATCATTATATTCATCAAAGAACATGGCACTTTGTGATGATACCGCCAACTGCTGCAATGTTTCTGCAACGTTTTGATCTGGACCAACAAAGAAATATGGAATAATAAGTTCGTCTTCTCCATACAATCTGTTGAACTTATAGTTGCTAAATCCAATGTTATCAAGAAGAACCATGACTGCATAACTAAGAGAAACGTTTGTAAGTAAGAGTTCTGGTGATTTCTTTGATTCCAGTAAGAAGAATAAATCTCTGAGGTTTACGTTTAGCGTGGCAGCGGTATCGCTAACCTGTGGCATTTTTTCTGAATACATTGTTTTGACTGGTATGTAATAATCATAAGAATTGATATTTTTTACAATGTCATAGAATGTAAACTTTAGTCTACCGTTCGAATATTGACTAATAATGCTTCCAAGATTTGACTCTTCATCAAATGTATTGTTTTCATTAAATGCAAGGTCATCGTCAAATAATGACATCTGACCAGTTGATGCAATAAGATTTCCCATAGGCATTGGGAAACTGCCAAGGTCTGACAGTGTTTTAGAAATAGAATAGGATATTGTTTTATCAGAAATATCTGCAACAAGTCTTGGAGAAAGTTCTATGAGGTCGAACGTAGAGTTTTTCCTATTCATTGTTTCTGCAACAACTCTCAAACCATAAAGAAATTCAAAATCTCTATAAACCTTTTCGTTGTTCTCAACATAGTAGTGTGGGTTAGTCAGTTGCTTGATAACCTTTGTGTTTCGTGTTATGTCACTTTCAGAAAGTTTCCATTCATACTGTGTGGGAAATACTACCCAGTTTCCACCATCGCTAATAAACAGCGTACCCTTGTCTGTTTCTGATTCTTTATATAAGTAAGCATATCCCTCTGGTGCTAGGTCTGGTCTAAGAGAAAGAGAGGATATTTCTCCAGCAAACAAAAATGTTTGTGCATACTGATCTGGAATAGAGAGTCCATATTCAATTTCAACATGACCATCTGAGCCAATTATCTGGCTTCCGTCCGATCTAACAGATGATTCGTTAAATGAAATAATCTCTACCCACTCATTATCAGCATTAAGTTTTTGTATCGCCCATCTGATAGGAACGGTTCTGTTTGCATCTCCATATAGTGGATCTAGAACATTGGCAATATTTCCTATTCTGTATGGACCATTATTGACTTCGCCCACATTTGTTTGCATCTTGACAGTTACGCGATTTGCTGGAACCTTTTCTTTGTATACAACAAATGGAGCAGCATCATAAATGTAATATGATGCTGGATTTCCAACGGTTTCATTTCTTGCAATACCATATTCCTCATTTGTTCCTGAGCCATCTGCATTTTTAGAAACCTCTTCTCTATAAGAAGTCCAATATCTAAAGTCATCATATCGTGATCCCATGTAATATCTAGGACGACGAGCGACATTAACGCTAGATAAATATCCAACTTCTGCTGCACCGCCAGAAGTATATGTTTGAGCGGTGGACCCCGCAATAGAAAATGTATTTGATGTAACAGAAAGAACTCTTTGCGGATCTACAAAATTGTAATCCGATGTAATGGGTGGAGATACCTGATAGTTTGCAATTCCAGTAATCTTTACATAATCCCCAGCAACAAAATTGTGTTCTGCTGTATAGGTAAGCAAGCCACCAGATGATGATGCGTTAGTAATGACTGCTGTTTTTAATTGCTTAAACGAATTGAGGCTATCAATATATTGACCTTCTGCGACGGAATAACTTCCGTGATTCACAACATTTGACACATTACCTAAATAAATAAGTTTGTTGATGCCAGACCGTGGTCTATTTTGCTTAAAACAATCTTCAAGTGAATATATTAGATTGATCTTCTTGTCGTCTGTCAATAAATATGATGGCTTTGGATCATTAATATCATCATCTATTCCAGCATCAATGATGATGTCTGAATCTGTTGCCCCCGTATAATACCCACGAAAAGTATCCGTTACGGTTTCATTGGCTTCATAGATATTACGAATGACTCCGTAAAAGGGATCTACCGTACCTGGGCGGTAACGATAATTTCCTACCTTGTCAATATTATAAGATTGATTAAGATTCCACTCAAGCCATACTGCTTGATTGCTTTCTATTGTATGGTTATATTTAAGAGCATTTTCAAGATCTGTATCTTTAAACATTATGCCTCTTCCATAGATACAGAAACTGACCACATATCAAAATTTGTTCCGCCTCTTTTTTGAACAGAATACTGAAATTCTGAAAAATACATAAGCCTAACATCATTATATACATTTAGATGCTCAAATGAGGCATCGGTTATTTGCTGTGACACCTTGAAAGAATTATTATTGTACTTATCATAAGCAAGATATACATAAAATGGTCCAGGGTGGTTTTCATACCAGTCTAGCAGTTCCACACCTCCAGCACCACCGTCTGCGGTGTATTCTGTATCACCAGTTATCATGACTGGCTTTCCAGAACTATCAAAGTTTACGTTTCTTGAATATGAACGAGATGGAAGTCTTTCCCACGACACAGATAACCTAATCTTATCGGCAATATGGTATGATCTCATTGTTCCGTTAATCATTCTTTGTCTTGATTCAATACGCTGTGGCATGATAGACATTTCGCCTCTATTATGATCTGAGCAAATAATGAAGTCTTCTTTTTCTGTGCCTCCTGGAACCCTGACCCCATTCACAATAGTTCCAGAATTGTCTGACCACAGCATTGCCTGTGGACGAGGATATCTCTTTCTACCAGCAATATAAGTAGATGTAGCGGAGGGATTTGCGGGATTAATATCCATTTATTCTCCTAATTGACGCACCTTCTACGCCTCGTATCTTGGTCATAACAACGTGAGCAATCTCTTCAGCAGATGCTCCTGGGTTATTTACAGGAACATTGATGCTGTAACTATTATACACTGGAGCAACAGTTGTAGAAACATTGCTTGGTCTTGCATTTACTGAAGTTGTTCTAGGAATGTTATACCTTGGCATTTCAAATGACCCCATATTAATTTTGTCAAACATGGCTGCCCCATACTTATTTACTGCTGACTTTCTAATGACATATTCTCCAGGGGTAAGTTGTGCAGCAATTGAATCTCTTGATCCGTTACCAGATATTCTTCCACCAGTAGCAAACTTTAGTGTTTTGAAATATTCCATTCCTGTTCCATATGCAGCATTAATAGCATTTCGCTCTGTTTCAGAAATTGTCTTTTTTGCATCTTGCCATTTCTTTAGTCTATTCTTATAACTTTCATCTGGTTCTCCTGCTTGTTGTATTGGCTGAATTCCCAAATTTTTATTAGCAAGGTCTGCGTTATCTCTTGCAGACTTTATTTGTTTTGAAACTTCTTGCCATTGTTGTGCTAATACTCCGACCTTTTTAATTTGATCGTCTGTCATGCCAGCCTGCTCAGCCTGAAGATTAAGTTCGTCTACTCTGTCATTGAATATTCTGTCTTGAATTTCTTTTTGCTTTTCAAGGAATGAGAGTCTAGTCTGTACTGGCTTCAATTGATTATTTTGTATATTAAGAATCTCTGTCTCTCTTCCATAAATAATGTCTGAAATTCCGCGTATTGACAAATCCTTATTGTAGATTTGATCTTTAAGCGATGTTATTGTGAGATTTCTGTTATATATTTGATCCTCAATATCTCTAATTCTAAGTGATACCTGATATGACTGTTCCTTAATATCATTTATCTGTTGTTCTGCCTGATCTCTTGTTAGACCGCCAGAAGTACGGAGTCCAGCAATTTGATTTTCCATGCCTTTCTCAAGGGCATCTCTTTGTTGCTGAGTAACAAACTGAACCTGTTCTGCTTGCATACCTTGTGTTGCTTGTGCGGCGGCATAGATGTCTCCCTGACTTAACGCTTGTGCAACGCTTAATTGATTCTTTTGTTGATTCAGAATATGATCATTAATTGATGCAATAGTGTCAAGAGCCTTGATTCTTTCATCATATGATTTACGAATTTTATCTTCTTGCTGAGACATGAGTTCTAGTTCGTGAGATAGGTTATCCGATATTCTATTCCTCATCTCATCTTGTCTTCTTAATGATTCAATAGATCTTTGATCCATTTCATTTTCACGTTCATAACTGTCAATTTTACGCTGAATCATTTCCTTTTCACGTTCAAGCGTGCGAATTCTTTGCTGATCTGCATCATTCATTTCATTAAGCAAGTCAATTTGTTGTTGTATTGCATCTATCTTATCTTGTTCTATTTGAATATCTTTTTCTAATAATCTATTTGCTCTTTCATGTGCAATTGTTTCGTCATCAATTTTTGTTTGAATTGGATCTTGTTCTCTAGCAATTTGTTTTATCAGAGCAAGTTCTTCTTTATACTTTGCTATTATGCCTTCAATCTGTTGTCTTTTTTCTTTTCCTCCACCTTTTTTATTAATAAGATTGACAAACTCTTGATCATTAGTTATTGATTGAATGAGTTCTGGAGAAAGACCTCTTCCTGCAAGTGTTCGTGTTACTGATAATGTTCTTTGTGCAGCACCAACTCTTTCTGTTGCTTGTCCCATAAGCCTAGATATTGTTGCTCTTTGTTCTGCAAGATTTGCGCCAATCACCTTGGCATTATCTCTTTTACCCGCATACTTTTTTACTGCTTGAGCAAGAGCATCTTTTCCTTGTGATGCAAGTTGAGCAATAATATTTTCTGACAATCCAAGATTTCTAAGTTGCTGAATAAGTCCACCATTTGCTTTTCCTTGTGCCGCAATTTTTTTAGCAAAATCATATGTTGAACTTGTTAGTTTTTTCATTGTTGCACCAGCATCGGCATATATATTAACTTGATCAAGAAAACCCTTCATCATGTCTTTAACATAATCTGTCTTTGTTCCACCTTGTGGTTGATTTATAGGCAACCATGGTTTTTTTGCATTGATCACACTTGATAAAGCCGCTCCATTTAATTGATTTCCCATGTCAACTAATGCTTGTCCCTGCTTATATAAAACTTGCGCTTCAGGAACATTTTGCAATATTCCAACTGTGGCGCTACTTATCATCCCCTGCCCCTGTTTAATTAATTCATCTCCACTAATATCCATAACAATAGAACTGACGATTACATCTGGAGGGAGATTAAGAACCTGTTTTTGACTCATACCAGTTTTATCGGCAATATCTTTCAAACTTGCCCTTACTTTTTCGGGATCTAAATCTTTCAGATATTCCTCACCAGTATCAGTTGCAACCTTTGTCACAACGTCTATTGTTTTTTCTAATTTTCCACCAAAGGTTTTTTGTTTTTTAATATCACCTATTGCTTTTGAGTTTTTCTTTAACGCACCAGTAATGCCATCAATTGCCTCTGCTGCCTTATTTACTCCTGCTATTCCTCCAACTGCAAATATTGATGCAAGATCAAGTTTCATATCTTGTAATGTTTTTGCAGATTTTATAAAGTCGTCAATTCCATCTGCACCACCTCTAAATGCTTCAAGCAACTTGCTACGATCTACATCATTTCCTAGTGACACCAGAACTCCAGCGAGTCCAGCAATCTGATCTTCTGTATATTTTGTATCCTTTTGTATTTCTGCAAATGCAGTTTTAACATCATCTCCCATGCTTCCGATGGCAGCAATATCTGCAAACTCTTTATAATTACCTTTAAGATAAAACTTTAACGCTAGACCCTTTGTTCCTTGATCCAACATATCTAATGTTGCCAGTGTCTTAGGATCAACCTTTCCTAATTCTATATCCACAAGCAGACTTGCTTTAATTTGATCTTCGTTCATTTCTGGAAACATTGCCTTAAAATTTGGATCAAACTTTACTTCATTCTGATAGGCTGCTTGCTGTTGTACTACATATTGAGGCTTTCCTCCTGGAGTAATTGACCTATATGCCAATACACCATTTGCCATTAATCTGTTTCTTGTTTCCTGTGACAATTCCTCCGGTTTCACTGCGGCAGCCTGTACTTCTCTGGCAAGTTTAGTGTCAGAAATTGCTCTATTTACTGCTCCTTCTAAATCCATTATTCCAGTTGCCTCTTCAACTGCACCAAATCCAGCGGTGAATTTTTGATCAACATTTCCTCCACCTGTATACATATTAATTGCACGTTGCCTTCGATCTGCCTCTTCCCTAGCCCTTCTTTCTTCTAATGCTTTTTTGTTTGCTTGTGCTTCTTTGATATCTGACGTATACCCAGCCTTTTTCTTTTTGTCATCTTCTAAGCCTCTTTTTTCCTTAAGTCGTGCAATAAGAATATCTTGTCTAGATATTTCGTCATCGATTGCAGTTAATATTTGCTTTGTATTTTCTAAATAAGCATTTGCTCTGGCTATATCTGCCTCAATCATTGCATCCATTTCGCCAGAATATAGAATCCCAAGTCCAAGAAAGTTGTCTGTCCAAGAATTTGTCGCTTGCTTAGCGGCTCTTTCTGAACTGACTGTTAGTTCATTGTTCGTTTGATCAATGGAATTTATTAAATTGTCTATTACCTTTAATGGATCTTTTGATAAATTTTGACCATTTGGACCAACAATTTGTTCTACCTTTGTAATAATTGGAATTGCCATTTCTGGTTTTCCAAGTGCTTCGGTAAGTCCAACAACGATTGCTTTTGCTTGTTTTGGATTTACCGCTCCGCTAACTATCAGTCTACCAATTTGTGATGCAAGATTGTTTCCAAATGTTGTTCCTCCTTTTTCTAAAGAAACTTTCATTTCTTCAAGCATCGCTTTTCCTGGTTCAGTTTTTACAAATTCTGCGCCCATCTGTTGTTCTTTGGTTGTAAGACCAATATTCTTTTGTATGTCTTTTGCTCTTCTACGGCTTGCAAGAGTAGTTCTTCCAAAAAGTGCTGCAATATCATTTTGTTCTTTTGTTGATATAGTAAGTGCATCTGCATATTTTTTTCCAGCATCTATAGTGTTGTCCATACCCTTTTTCAGTGTCCACGCCGTTATAGCGAGCGCAGCAAATGCCGCCGCCACCCCTCCAGTTACTGCTATTGCGCCGCCAGCACCAATTGATCCTAATGCACCAAGGCCAGGTAGTTTGCTAAGTCCTGCGGTAAATGCCTTTGACATTGCTCCCGTTCTTGTCACTGCCTTTTCACCATTTGGCAAAGCCCTATACCCAAACCCTGGTCCACCGTATTTTGCTGATTTACCCACCGCGCCACGAATTCCACCAACAAGCGGCTGTGCAATCATTTGTGCTCCAATCATTGCCATGAATGGGTCCATTCCAAGGAATTTTCCTTGTTCATCTTTTGGACCAACCATTGGAGCCAACGCCAATAGTCCAGCACCACCCATCATTGCTTTTGTTTTACGAGCATATGCTTCTCTTTTTGCTGCCGCTTCTCTTTCTGCTAGTATTTTTGCATTACTTTGCCTTTCAACAATTCCCATTTGTCTTCCAGCAATTATTTGAGCCTGCTCACTAGTCAAACTTGGTCTACGAGCCATAATTCTATTAGCCCTCTGTTCCAACTGTCTAGAAAGTCTTTCTTGTTTTCTTGTTTCAAGATTTGCTCTACGTTCTGCTGTAGTTCCCCTCATTGGGACTGCGATTCTTTTTGATAATTCGGCACCAACGGTTTTTGCATTTGGCTTTTCTCCAGTCAATACACCATTTCGCCAATCTGTCATTGCTCTTTTATATGCAGAATTTGACATTCTTTTTGCAGCAGTTATTGCTTGTCTTTCGGTCATTCCTGGATATTTTTCCATTAATTGTCTAGCAAGAAGATCTGATGATCTAACAGACTGTCGAACACTTGTTGTTGCGGTTGTCCTTGTTGCTTGAGCCTCAAAGGCTGAAAAAGATGTTGTTCTCAATGATGGATTTTTACCAACATTTTCTCTATAATATTTTTGTGCTTCTGCTCCAGCAATAAACTGTCCACCAGTTTTAATAAACTTTCTTTGCTGTGTTTTACTAAGTTGACCTAATTCTTTTTGATATGCTGCTGTATTTGTTGATAATTCATTAAATGCTTTTGCCAATAATTGATTTTGCTTATAAGTAAGTTTACTTCCTTTTGAAAGACTTTCCATAAGTTTTGGAACAGATGCTTGTGCTTTTGCGTCTTTTTTAGTTATATTAAAAAGTGCTTTTTGAATTGCATCTCTTTTTATTTGTGCAGCCTTAATTTGATTTTCATGACCAACTCCAGTTACCCTTGGATCTGAAAGACTTTGTGCAATATTATTAAATGCTTGTGCCTGTGGTGGAACACTTTTAACATCTTGAAATGATGTCTTCATTCCAGGTCTTTGTTCTAAATGACCTCCAGCGACTGGTATGTCTCTTGCAGAATATCCTGCACGAACCATTGCTTGCTGGACATACATTTCTTCTGCTAGTTGAGCACGAAGCATTGCAGCCCTTCTTGGATCTTTCTTTTCAAGTGATGCTAGGGTTTGAAGCCACGGTACCTTTCTTCCACTAGCGCCAACTCTTCCGCTTGGTTCTGGAACCCCTCCCTCTCCAGTTCCAAAAGCAAATCCTGGAAGAGTCCCGTTATTCATTGCACTAATGATTGAGCCATATTTTTGCGTTGCTTTTTTAGTGATGACAGATTCCCCAGGTGTCAGGAGTGCTGGCACTGTATCTGAATTTCCCACACCTGGAACAGTTCCTCCAGTTGCAAAGGGTTGTAATGTTTTTGTTTGAAGAATTGGCAAGCCAGTTTTTGGATCTATAGAAACTCCAGTTACCATCATTTTTGAGCCACTGGCGATAAATTCTTGTTCATGAGAAACATCTCTTCCCATATATGTTCCACCAGGATTAGCCTTGTTTACATTAATCATTGGATGGCCAGCACCAAATGACTGTTCAATTAGAAGATTTCTATATCCCTTTGGAGCAAGACTCTTTATCTCTTTTCCAAGCATTCCTCTACCATTTTTGGCTGTTTCAATATATTGCTTGGTTTCTGCTATCCTTCTTTTTATTGCATCTATTGTTATCTGACTTGCCCCAGATGTCTCGTATCTTGCCAACTCTTCTTCATATCTCTTAAGTCTAGATATATTGTTTCTATATGATTTTCTATCTATCCTAGTTTGTTGCTTAAGAAATTCAATTCTGTTTACGTCTGAATTTGATGAAAGTGCCCCATACGTTCCAGAAATTCCTGCTGAAGTATAAGATATTGGTCCCTTTGCCGTAAGTGTCTTTCCTATAAGACCTTCAAGGTTTCCATTTTTTAATGCCTCAAAGATCATTGCTTCGTCTTGTGGAATAAATTCGCTTCCCCTTGATAGTCCAAGTGTTGTAGATCTGTGAAGTTTCATATTCTTTCGTGTTGGCTTCATTCCAGACATAATTGCAAAAAGCATTTCTGGCGTTTCTCTAACCTGTCGTGAACTTGTTTGCCATGTACGAAGAGATTGCTGCAAACCAACAACACCGCCAGCAAATTCTCTTGGCCCATATTGTTCTAATAATCTTGAAGAAGACTTAAGTGCTTGAACGCTAGAACCAGTAGCAATTTCTCCAAATAAGATTTCGTCAATTGACCCGTATGTTTGACGAATTCTTGTATTCAGTATTTGTGCTGCTTTGCTTGCTACTTGCATTGCTATATTTTCTGGAACACCTCTTGACATAAGCATTTGCAAAACTGAAATCATGTCTCTTCCAGATACTGGCTTCCAGTCATTTGCCGTTGCCTTTTTTAGCGAATTTGGCGCAATAAGTTTATTCCAATTTTCATCAATGAGGATGTATTGTGATGGAAGAACGTCATGGTATCTTTGTGGATTTAGTTTTCTACCAGACTGTCCTGGAATATCTCTTCCCAGTAGTCTTGGGGAAGATCCAGTTGTTCCTACTCCACCAAATCTTTGATAAAACTCTTTAGAATAAATATGACCAACAACTTTACCTGCCTTTACTCTAGTTCTTCCTGCTAACTTAGATACTTCTGGAAGATACCCATATCCCTCCTGCCATGCTGCACCCCTTGATCCGCTTTGTCTTTCAAGTATATTGTATCCAAGTGCTCCTGGTTCTTTTACTACTCTAGAAGATGGTCTAATGTTTGGCATTATTGCTCTTGCCCCACCGACCTTTGTAGTTATTGATTTAAATAGGTTTACCCACCCACTATTAAATCCTGGCAAAGTTCCGTTATTCATTTGATGAAGAATTGGAGCGTATTTCTTAGTAGCCTCTTTAGTAATAACACTTTCTCCAGGGGTAAGAAGGGCTGGAATCGTATCTTTATTTCCAGTGCCGGGAACAGTTCCACCCTCTGCAAAACGCATTCTTGCATTTGGAAGATTTCTTTTTCCTGTCCTGCCACCAGTCGCTACACCACCCATTGCCGTTCCAGCAACTCCTGCTGCTGTTACAAATCTTTCATATTCTGTAGTAAGCGCACTAACAGCACCCTTTTGTAGCAATAATGATCTTGTAAGTTTTCCAGAACTTCCTTCTAACGCCATTGTTGCAGAATTGGCTAGTAGTTCTGTTTCTGTAAGAAACTCAAATTGTGAACTTGTTCCCTTAAGTCTTGCGCCTAACTTTCTCCACCACTCAACACCCTTAATAACGTTAGCAATAAGGTTTCCCATCAAACCGATTCCCATAAGCAATACTGGGCCAATTCCTGCAATTGCAGCAGTTGCAACTGCCATAGCATTCTTTACGCCATCTGGAAGATTATTGAATGCATCTGCTACCTTTGATACAAGGTTGATTATTGGTGTAATAGCCTTAAGGAATGCCTCTCCAAGAGGGGCGATGGAAATCTTTAACTTTTCTAATGCTGCCTGGAATTTAACAGTTGTTGACTCTGATACCTTGCTAAGTTCTTTGTTGGCAATATTTGCAAGATCTTGAGCAGACATAGTGGCAAGATCCATTGCTCTTGCCGCCTGACTAGACTGCTTAGTAATGTTTGTAAAAAGTGCAGACATTCTTGCATACTGATACTTTCCAAATACTTTTTCTAATGCCTGCTGTCTTTCAAAAGATCCTAATTTGTTTAGTTCTGCTCCAAAGGCACGAATGGTTCCAAGAAGGTCTCCCTTATTAGCCTGGACAATTCCATTCATATCTATGCCAAGTTTTGCCAATGCTTGCTGAGCAGCCCTAGTTGGATTAATCATTGATGCTAGACCTGACTTAAGAGCGTTAGCAGCATTTTCTGCACTTACCCCGCCTTCGCGCATTGCCGTCATCATTACGGCAAGATCTTCAACATCTCCACCAAGTCCTTTGATTACAGTCGCTACGCGAGGAATTGCAAGAGACATATCCTCCATAGTAAGAATTGTTTGGTTTTCAACAGCGTTTAGATAATCAATCTTTTCACCTAACTTGTCATTACTTATGCCAAATGCTGTTTGTAAAGAAATTGTTGTATCAAGTGCATTATTGTAATCCATTTGGCCAAGAGTGGCAAACCTTAGTGTTTGTTCTGTTGCAGCAAGGAGGCTTTCATTTTTTGCACCAGTTGCAGCGGCACGAGCAGATATATCTATAGTATCTTTGACAGATATTCCATATTTAGTGTATTCTGCACCAAGTCTTTTAACTGCATCAACGTTTCTGTCTAATTCTTGTGTTGTGGTGCTAAGATCACCATAGACTCTTGACAATGCAACTGTAGCCTTATCAAGTTCCATAAATGCCTTAGCCGCTGCGGCACCAAATGCTGCCATTGGCAGAGTAAGACCAACCATAAGTTGTCTTCCTGCCCACTGTGTATTCTTACCCCAGTTAAGCAATTTGGTTGATCCATCAGAAAGCAACTTATTGAATAGAACTTGCTTTTGTGTTGCTACTGCAATGTCTGTCGCATATCCCTGTGCTAATCCTCTTGGCATTATTTGGAGTGCCTGCTGAGTATTCTTTGCAGATTTTCCAAGGGCAACGTATTGAGACTGTATTTTCTTAACTCTGCTGACGGCAACTTTCTCCATCATGTCAAACTCTGATCTGAATACTTTACCCAGACCAGGAAGTTGAGATGCTGTTAAACGAGCGTATTGTCCAAGCGAGAGTTTATTGTTCTCAATTGCTCTAGAAAATCTTTCAACACTTGTTGTTGCTGGAACTATTTGTGCATCAAACATTCTTGTGGCATTAATGCCACGAGACAGCATTTGCCCATATCCAGCATCAGATATGGCTAATGATTTATTGAATGCAGATATTTGATTTTGTAATTTAAGTAATTGAGCCTGTGCCTGACTAGTATTAATACCTATATTAATATTCGCATTAACATCAGCCATTAATTATTCACCTAATTAATTATATCATTACCATGAGGGATTCTCAAGACTTTTTGCGTCTGTATATTCAAGACCCAGGCCAATACCAAATCCCGCTTGTTGAGCGTTTACTCCTTGCAAAGATACGATGTCCGATGCATCCTTTGCCTGACCACCACTAAATACCCTTGCCTTTATATCGTCAAAGGTAGTTCCTGGCTTTTCTCCCGGCTCTTCAAGATTTATCCCCTGCATAGCAGCAAGAAACTTATTATGATTAAATTCCTTTTCTCTTGAAGCGCCAAGTATTGCTGTAATTTCTGGCATAGAAAGGTTAGCCTCTAATTCTTCAAAATCTTTCCAGATTCCAAGAAGGAATATCTCAGATTCTAATTTGGCGAGATCTAGTTCTGACCAGGAAGATCCGCCATCTGATCGTTTCCCTCGGCGTCCAACTTGATGCCAGATGCTGCCTCTATAACCTTATAAACCATTTTAATGTCAGCAACATCTTCAAATTTATCACGATCTGATGCAAGGTCTGGGGCATATTGCTGCATAGCAATCATTGCACACTCTACTAGAACATCCATTGATTCAACATTGTTTGTAGCAACATCAACCACTGTATCAAACTTCTTCATAAAATCACGAAGAAGAGAAATTTTAAGTGGACGCATCTTCAATTTCGTTCCGTCCATAAGTTCTATATCTATTGTTTCATAAACTGTTGTAGCCATTTCATTCCCTTTCTTGATAGCCATATGCGTATAGTATATCATGACAAAAGCCCCGCCGAAGCGGGGCAATTGCCTATTAAGTTGTTATTTGATTATCATGAAGCGGGTACTAGACGATCAACAATGCGTCCGTATGATCCATTTGAATCATGTGGAAGCAAGCGGAAGGAAACTTCAAACATTGAAGCCTCGTCACGCTTTGCTGATACTGTAACGTTTTCAATTGAGAGAGCACGGTAAGCAACGTAGATACGTTCAATTGCTGATCCAGTTGCACAGTCACCGTTTCCTGGTCCAACTGTAACAATGCCTCTTTCTACTGGGCATTCGCCAAGTTCGCCAGACTGAAGTTCTAGAAGGTCAGTGTAGTTTACTGTTCCTGTTTCTAGTGGATTCTTCATCTGAACATTGTCATAGTAGTCCTCGCTACGAGCAGCAATAGCAACAACAAGGTTTTCTAGTGTTGCTTCTGCAAATGTAGTATTAAGGTTAACCTGCATACCCTGCTTGTACAACTTTGCAACGTCAAGCAACTGATCAACAGCAACTTCGCCGAAGTCTGGCTGGAACTGAAGTTCTAGACCATTCATTGTGTAACCAACATTGCGAACAACTGTTGTTGCAGCAGTTAGTGTCTCGCGGTATGATGTTCCTGCTACGAAATCAGGTAGTTTTGGGCTAACGTTTGTTGGGTCAAATTCTGCTGACTTGCTAACAAAGAACGCTGCTGCACCTACGATGATATTCTTAGAATTACCACGGGTATAAGCCATATTTTTTCACCTCTGTTTTCCTTAAATTAATAGTGGCGTGTTTCCTCAAGACTAATTATACAGGCTTTTTATGACAAATGATCTTCTATAGAGTCTGTTAAGTGGTATGTTGCATCAACAATAAATTCAGTTATATAATATGGCCGATTGCTAAAATCTCTAGATCTTGAAAATGAAGAATCTCCTGCTTGAAAAACTCTTAAATGATGAAAATAGACATTTGTTGGATTATTTTGTGATCTGTTCCAATCATTAATATCTTGGGCAGAATCATCCTGTCTGTCAAGAATATACTGAAGGGCCATCCCCCACTCAAACGTTTGCTCTTCTTTTCCCTTGACTGCATAAAGAATATGGTCCTTTTTTATATATGGAAATGGGGATGGCGTCATCTTTAGCATTCTGTCATATATAACATATGTTTTATTTTCCCATGATTTTGTTCCGCTTGCTGAGTCACTCATTGGAAAAAACGGAATAGTGTTTCCGTATTTTTTTTGAAATGTTGGCTCAATCTGCTTCATCGTATCCCACAAATATCCGTTAATGGTTAGTACTGGAAGAGTAAAATTTGAAAATGTCATTCTATAACAACTCCATCTGCTTTTAGATAATTCCTACCTGCCTTTATCCCTGTACTTCTTCCACCATGCCTTACTCCATTTGGAAAATTTTGAACGAATTCTTTTGGAGTATTTAATTTATTCATTAGTTGGGAAAGTACTGCTCCAGTTAGATATTGTGAGAAGAATTCTTCAATCAATCTACCAAAACTTCCAGCAACTTCATCTCCTCCAGGGTGTTCAATAAATATAGAATTCATAGTAAAGACTGTTTCCCCATTGTCTTTAAATACTAATGGACCATTTTTTGGTTCTATTGAAATAGATATTCCATCTTCCATTATTTTTGCTTTATCTACAAATGGCTCAGAAGATGTTTCAGCAGTTGATTTTGATTGTAAAAATTTTCCCTGAAAATGGATAACTCTTTTGCTTGCCCTTGACTTAATTTCAAAAAGCCTTCCACTTGGATTGCCAATCATATTCCACTCATATATATGATGCAGAGATTGTGGATTTGCCTTTGCTTTTGAATCAATATATTTATTCAATATATCGACAATTGTTTCTCCGAGCACTTCATTAAAATATATTTGTTCTATATTTAGTCCATCTAAAAATCCATAGGAATATTTAACGGTATTTCCTAAAATTTGATTTACTTCTTTTGAGTCCATTCTAACACGAAACATTATTGCTTATCTCCTGTCGATCAGATCTCTCTAGTTGAATCTTATAATACTCAACACTATTAAATGGGCCAACGAATGGCTGACAGGTTTTTATTTCATATACTGTTGGCTTTCCCGCATACTCTCCATCTGTTTCAATGAAGAATGTTTCTGTGTTACACGTTGCCCCGCGAATATTTGTGACAAGTATATGAGATAGTGGATGATATAAACCAGTTGAATCTTGTCTTGGATCTGTGGCAAATCTGCCATAAAGCATTGTTTCTAGTTTAAAGAATCTTCCATCTTCAAATGAAAAGTTGTTGTCATTACTTTTATCACTTAATGTATAAAACGAACACTTTTCGATCATGTCAAATTCCCAACGCTTATCTATTTTTCCATATTGATCTTGTGATTCAGTTGCGTAATACAAATCACACTGCATTTGAAAAAATAGACTGGAGCAGACATTTGTTCCAAATAAAGCCATTACAGCACTCCCAGGCGGTAGATTGGACGAACATAAGCAGAAAGAATCTTATCTGCAATACGATTTCCAGTATCTTTAAATACCCTGTCATCAAACTTAAGCGTAAACTGATCGCTCTTGTAATCCTTAATATATGAATTAATGTAAGGAATATTATTACACCTTAAATCATTCACAATGAGTTCTGTTGCCTGCTTAATGTCCTGAGGAATAACTGGCCAGCCAGCCTCTACAATGACAACATAATCCCAGCCAGATGGGAACATTGGAGATCCTCCAGCACCGTCAGCGAATATCTTTGTGTCATATGCCACATATTCGGAGAAGTTTGGTGAATCATTTGTATTATATAGTGTAAATGAATCTGATGCACCCTTGATCTTATATGGTGGCTTTGATTGTCTACGATTGTACCCCGTTGTTCCTGGTACCTTTACGCTAATAGAACCTTTGTCTGGAGTGATGTAGTATTCTCTTGTGTTTGTCCAATTTGGATCTGTTGATTCTGTATCATATACAAGAATATCATTTTCCCATACCTGGACAACTTTACAAAGCCTAAATGGCAAAGCAAGATAGTCGTTGCCAAGCCCTACAGTTTCTACTGTTTGACGTTCGTATTTGAATCCGCCAGTAATAGAATTAATAATGGCACGAGCAATTGCCTCATACATTTCTGCATCCATTTGATCATCGGGAGTATCGGCAAGAAGGTCTGGATCTACATATGGACGCATAATGGTGATTGTGTCAATCCATACAAGGTCGCCTCTAAGTGCTGTTTCCTCTGGCGTAAGAGATAGATTAAAATAAACTTCTCCACGGTATTCTTCGTCATAACGAGAATAGTAGTCTGGCAAAGTTGTAGTGATGACACCCTCAGAATCACTAGTAACAAGAAATTCATTTAACTCTTCATTATGGCTGTCCATAATAACAAGAACATAGGCAGTCTCAGGATTAAATCCTGGATGACTGAATGTTAGTGGAAATGGTTGTAATCTAGTGATTTCCATTTATTATTTGCTGTAATAGGTGGCAACTTCTTCTGGGGTAGCCTCACGAATACCCTGTCTTGTCAACCACTTTTCAGCAGCCTCCTTTGTCACAATATTATAACCCTTAGAAAGTTCGCCAACGCCAGTCCAACGAATGTTCTTGGATGACCATACAGCGACCTTCTCTGAGTCTACTTCCTTCTTTACTGTCTTAGCAGAGGCAGTTGGAGCATTCTTTAGCGCACTATCTGCGGCATGTGATCCAACAATTCCACTTTCATTCTTTGTATGCATGTTTGACATTCTTGGTGCCCTAGACTTCTTGGGAGCAGCAATAACCTTCTGTCCCTCGTCATTTTCAACAATTTGCTCGCCAATAGATACATTTTCTACTGGAAGTTCTTCTGCAACCTTTTCAGTCCTTGGCTTGCGCGACTTCTTTACTGTTTCAACAACAACATCAGCAACTGCCTCTGGTGCATCCACAGTTTCTTCTACGACTGAATTTTCCATAATAAATACCCTTCTCTTATTGCAATTATATCATCAAATAAGAAAGGGGGCCACTTTCGTGGCCCCACAATCTTATTGTTTAGAACTTATCATGATACTGGGATTGAAGCATCAACGAATGCAACAGCATCTAGTTCTTCCCATGTTAGGCCGAAACGGACAAAGATGGTGTACTCAATTGTATCCTTCTTTGGCTTGTACTCACGGTTCACAGTGATATCGCGCTGGAAGCCCCAAACGCGGTTCTGTGGGAATGTGAGATCGACATAATCAGCAGGGTAGTAAGGAACTTCCTGAACATCAATGCCAAGCACGCGAGTGGTACGAGCGCCACCAAATGTCTGGCCAGCGCCACCTAGGTACGCATTGCGGTAATCCTGTGTACGGAATGCCTCTGCAATAGCGTCACCAAGTGTGCCGTTCTGTGAAACGATGTTTGCGAAAACATCTGTTCCAGCATAGAACTTAAGGCCGCTCTTGATTGCGCGGTACTTGCGTGGGAGAGCATAGATAACTTCCTGCATGACGGCTGGTGTGTAACCGTTTGTAAGGTCAACAACTGCTTCATGAGCATCGCCAGAAGTCTTTACCTGATAAGCAAAGCCCTCCATAATGCCGAGGAATGGATCTACACCTCCATCGCCATTGATAGCAAGATCTTCGATGTCGTTACCAAATGCATTGGTCATCAAACGAACAAGATGATCTTCTAGTGCTGCACCCTCAACGTTGTCTTCAAGGGCTTCAGTTGAAACTTCCCAATCCAAACGGATCTTCTTTGTGGTAAGTTCAACCTTTGTGAATGTTGCACCAGCATTTGTATACTCACCTAGAGCCTGTGAAGCAGCGCGAATAACACGCTCTCCAACGTTAACCTTCTCAAGTTCAATCGTGTTTGCACGCATTGTAACTCTACGGCCATCTTGGGCGAGAACTGTTGCGTCCCAAACATAGTCGATAAAACGACGAGCCTGTTCGGGATTTAGGATACCACCAGGGACACCGACTGGGTTAACAGCGTTTGGTCCATCAAATGATCCCATATTTGCAGTTGGAATAACACCTGGGGTTCCCCAGGGATCTCCACCTTCAACTCCTGGAACATCACCAATGCCGAGGTTAGCAACAGCGCCCTGACCCTGGTATAGACCTGGGTTTGGATCACCGTAAGCACCTTCTGAACTTGGTTGGTTCTTTAGAATTTCTTCTGCCATTTTGACTTTCACCTCCTGTGTTTTTGTTTATCTAAATAGGTCGGCTGAATTGAGGAAACGACCGCCCCATGAAGAAGCCATTGACTTCTCCATTATTACTGGTTCTTCCTGCAAGATCTCGCCAAGATCAGCAGACTTACGGAAAGCGGTGTCCTTTTCCACAGCATCCACACGCTTTCCAAAACTATCCTTTACACCTTCTACTTCGCTAGAAATCCCAGCAACCGCCTTGTTAATGCCTTCAATCTTGGCATCAAGAGCCTTTACTGTTTCTGCAAGAGTGGAAAGTGTTGATGATAGAGAATCATTAATCTCCTTAATCATCTTCACAGTTGCGTTAACGTCCTCTTCGCTAACTACCGCTGGTGAATCGACGGCCTTGCGAGAATTGACTGATGAAGCCGCGCCGCCTGCTTCTGCATCGGATGCATCTTCAGCGAACTTGTCAACTTCCTCCTTCATATCCTCTTCCATCTCATCTTCTTCCTTGTCTTCTGATTCGATTTCAATCTCTACTGCCTTGTCCATAGCGACATTGGCTGCTTCGTTTGCGGTATCGGAAGGATTCTTCTGATCTTCTGAATCAGTGCCAGGGAAGTCCATGCTCTTCTCAATTTCATCTACAACAATGATATCTGAGTCCATCTTGCTTACCTCCTTTACCTCTGATTTACTAATCGCATTAACCTTTTCTAATGAAGAAATATTTTTAATAACGCGACAATTTGTTGGTACTATTATACCTGAATTTTGTGAGTATTTCTTAATAATCACAACTGGATCATCTGACTTCGCCATCACCGCTACTTCTTCAGATGAAAGTCTTGCGCCACCCTTATACACAATCTGCTGAACACGACCATAATATCCATCAACAAGAACATAGTCACCCTCATCGATATCCTTCATGATTTCAATTCTCTTGATGCTCTTGATAATGCCCTTGACTGTTGATGCCTTGTCAACATCGTTGCTCTCAACAAATCCGATATTTGACATTGCCTTATCGCATTGTGGACATGCGCGATTTTCAGAATATGACATTTGAATAATGTCATCCTTGCGGCACCAGAAAATATTTTCAATAGTTGCCTTGGAAAGATAGCCGTTCATCTTATCTGAACCATCTACCTTTTCAATAGAAATAACATTAGCAAATTGATTTGCTGGATTATCGACAAGGGAAAGTTCGCTTAGTCTATATTCCTTGATAACACGATAAGCCTTATTCATATCCTCGTCAAATACGTCTTCTGCATCATCAATTTCCCCACCAATTGAAAAACCAGTAAGCGTCTTATCAAGAACCTTTTCCCAAGTATCCTGAGCACCCTTACTTACATATGCAGAAACATAAACACCATTATAGAACTTGCCGCTCTCTTCATCGTAATACTTTTCTGGCTTAAATGAAACTACTTTGCCAACAGCAATTGGCTGGTGCATTTCTCTGAGATTATTTCTAAAATTAGAAAACGCACGAATTGATGCTTCCGCATCTACTTTATCATTTTGACGATCAAGATTATCCAAAGTAGCGAAACCATGAACCATTCTTTTTTCTACATCGATTTTTGTAATAGGAGTAGAAAAATGAATAGCGTTTCCACTAATAGCCGCTTTTGTTTCTGCGTACTTATGCATAATGTAAAACATCCTTTATACTCATACCATTCCCCATTATACTATAATTTTTTGTAACAATTTCGTTACGATGTTTTACTGCCTTCGCCCTTTGGATTTCTACCAGAAACTGCTCCTGGGCCATCGGACTGATTGTTTGATCTTTCTGTATCTCTTGCTCTATTTTGTGCTGTATTGGCACGAGCATCCGCTGCTTGTCTTGCAGTCATCTCCATAGGGTCATCGCCACCATCTCTTTGTGGATACCCGATCTTTTCACGAGCCTCATTTGGAACAAGAATCTTATTCTTAACATAACGTTCAAGAATCTGAGATTCAGCAATCTCATCAGTAAGAGAAACCTGATTGAAGATAAGTTCTACAACATCAGTCTTTTCCCTTATAATCTTATTAATTGCCTTAGCGACATATTCTTGTAATGGTTTAGCAACTTGATCACGGAAAGTTCTGTCTTGTGTCATAGCAGCAGAAAGACTTGCATCTATGCCGCCAAGTTTTGATAGTGGAACCTGATGTGCCATAAGAATATCATCACGATTACGCTCACGATACTTATCGAAGGAAGCCTCTTGCACGCCATTTTCAATTGGATGCATTTCAAACTCAATCTTACTACCTTCAGCATCGCCAGGAAGTGGGATGTAGAGTGTTCTGTGTGACTGCCCCTTGAGTCCTGTTTGGAAGAATCTGAACAACTTGTCTTCAGCCTCTGGCGTCAACTTAGCGCCTTTGACTGTAATAATGTATCTTGGAACAGCCTTATTCTCAAAGTAGTCGATATTGTATTGCTGTGCCATCTGATCGCCACGCAGTGCTGGCATAGCAGCAACAATGTCTGGTACGCCATAGAAGGTATTAAGTGGTGAATATTCCTTAAGGTGAATTACCTCGTTTGGACGGGGATCAACAGTTACTGGATTTGGATTCTTTGCTCCAAAATTACGGAAATAAGTAATTGTTCCAGCAATGATTTGAATGTATCCGTCATGTAGACGACGAACACGCATTGTTGTTGCTGGAATATGTCCAATGTAACCAATATCTCCAGCAACTGTGCGACCAATTTCAATGTAACCATTTCCAGTTGCCTGCATATCTGTGACAACCTTCTCTAATGTCTTAGTAAGGCTTTCATCATCATTACAGCCATCAATCCATGCCGCCAGTTCCATCTTGAGTCTTTCGATACGCCTCTTGGCAGCATTTCTACGCTTATCATCCTCAATGGATGCTAGTTTCATCACTGTGGTCTGATTCATTTCAAAACGATAGCCAAGGCCAACAGTATTGGAAACCTTTGTATCAACTGCCGCGTGATTTGCAAATGATGTGTCATAAAATGCAGATAGTTCATAAAGATTATATGGGGGAGTAATGAGGTCAAAGATACCGTATCCGTTACGATACACCTGACCTGGATTGATTCGCTTTGATCCAACATTATGTTCTGCGTTCTGGCCAATAGCGCGAGCATCTGAAAGGTATTGACGAGAAATCTGACCATCTGGATCGCGTGGTACTTGGTTGACTACCAAACTCTGTGCTCCAGTTGATGCACCTGACATTCCTGGGGGAACAGCCTTAGAAACATTTCTAGTTACTCTACGCTTAAAATTTTTGTCTAGGCCACGCAAACCCACAAGATCATCCCAACTCTTATTGAATGGGTCTAGGTTAGCAAATTCATTTTCAATGATTTGCTCTGCCATTTTTGCATCAATAAGAATTTCCTGATCCATTATTCAGCATCTCCATAAAGTTCTAGCGACTTCTTAGCCGCAGCGACAGCGCCAATATCATTGAGTGAAGGAATAAGCCCTTGGTCAAGGCGGTCAAGTTGTTCCTGATATTCGTCATCTGTTGCACGATTAACACCAGCATAGAACCACGGCTTGCCCTCTGGTTGACCATAGTGTGCCGCAGCCTGACGAAGTTTCATTATTTGGCCAAGATCGTCCTTGATTGATGGGATATTCAATAGTCTTCCCTCTTCATCCTTAAAAAGGTGTCCATCTGGTAACTGCCAGAAGTATAATCCCCATTCATACCCAAAATGCTTACGCTGTGCATCACCAGTATTCATTACTGTGAGTTTGCTTTTACCAAGAGTTGGACGTTTGCGATTGCTCATGTACCTAATTGTACCAGATTATGCAGGTTTGCCACTATAAACTGACCACGATACACTATTTATTGCCACTGTTTCTATTTGTGTTAACGAAATTCCAGAATCGTCGTCAATAACGTTCCTGTTTGTACCAGCATATACATTAAAAATATCTTCAGGTGTACTGATGTAAGACGATGTTCTTCCAATTGCGTATACATCTGACCATTTCTTTTGTGACCAATCACTCCAAATATAGGTAAGGACACCGCTTCCAACATACGCACCAGTTGCTGAACTTGAAACCTTAAAATTATATTCATCTATTACAGAATATACGGTTCCCGTAAAGTTATACTGTGAAGGATTGCTTCCAGTTATTTTTACACTCTGCCCTGCGGCGAGTGGGTGTGGAATGGTTGTGGTATACGTCACATATGTTCCATCTCCTACAGCAGCAGCAATATCATCCTGATACACATTTTCCCAGACGCGAAGACTAATGTCTGTTTGTATTCCAAGCCCTTCAGTCAAATAATATGAAACATTGTTAAACACAAAGCCTCCTAGAAGACTTATTGCTCCCTCTGTATATTGACTAAAATCAAGACTGCTTGGAAAAACAATGCCAATATGATTCCATTCATAATTATTGATGATAGGATTCTTTACATATTTTCCATTCTGATAGAAACTAAATCCAGACAGTTCTTCATATTCTGCTTCAACAATTGATGATGACGCCATTGTTATGTTTATTTCACTATCAAAATTATCTGTTGAATCTCCAGCATCTACTGTCTCAGTGAATATTTGAGTTGATGCACTTCCACCATCTAAGAATAGTGCATCACCCTTGTTATATAAAGAAAATGTCATTCCAGCATCAGTATTATTAAGAATTAATGACAATGTTCCATCGCTATGCTTTATTTCCATTATTGAAACATCTGTATCAGAATCTGATATTTTTCCCAGCATAAAGAATTTTATTGCACCAATAGAGAAGTTATCTGACCCAACCTTGTTTATTGGTATAGATATCCTATATTGATTGGATGTTGACGGATTTGTCAATAAATATTTGTTTACCACCTCTATACCAGATTTTTTCGTTGTATATGTATATGGAGTATTTGTCTTATATATCAAATATGGATTTTTATCTTTATAGTCTAATCCAGATGTTTTTACAATTTCTGGATAAACTTTAGTTCCAAATTTTGTTCCAACATATGATCCAGTATTTTGATCATCAACATAATTAAAGTTTTTAGAGGTAATCTCCAGATTTCTAATTTTCAAAGGATTTTTAATAATAGATCTCTGCTTGATATAAAAATGAACAACCATTGCATAATCTTCAAAGTTTTGATCTTTTGGTGCATATACAATAGTATTGTCTACAAATTCAAACTTTGTGTCATATGGATATGTTTCAAGGTCTGCATCTATTACATAATTATCTGGAATTGATTTTGTATAGGTAAAATCAGAAAGTGGCTTGTTTGCTCCATCAGCAATTGACTGAAATGTAATATAAGATCGAAGAGATGACTTTGGAATGCCCACAGTTTCTGTTGTTCCATTATTCATCTTTAAATCAAAATATGTATTGTATGATGCGTTTAAATCTGCATATGTTTGATATATAAAAGCATTTCCTAATTCTTCATATGTCCATTGTGCAATTGGGGCATAGGTATAGCCAACATTTACCTGCATTAAGTCAAGGTCGTAGTAAAGATCTCCATTTTCATCTCTTACATACCCAGCAAATTGTGTAAGTGGAAAATATTCTTCCCATCTTGATGAGACTGATATATCCATGTAAAACTTGTTATATTCATATTCTGGAATAAGTGTGTAACTTGCAATATGATTAAACAAAAGTTGGAAATTTGTATAATCTGTAAGTCCGTTTGTCATGAATACTTCATTGTTTGGATATTCTGCCTCAATCTCCTGGTAATTTATTTGATTGCAGAATCCAACGTCGTAGATCTTTCCTTCAAATGTATTTTGCCCGTTACCTCCGATATAAAGTTGAATTGATGATGGTGATGCAAAAAACTGTGAAACTGCATATCCAAAATGTGATCCAGCCTGACTGAAATTTAATCCAACCAGGGCTTCTTCGCCAATATTGATAATGTCAGAATGTATCTCTTCTCCATTAATGATATACCTAACCTCATCCTCAAAGATGACAATATTAAAACTCGTTCCAGTAATATTGTTGACAAAACTCATCAATGTTCGTTCTGAAGAAATGTTGCTTTCTATTTCAAATATTCCATAAACTGCAACAACTGGATCTGTTAGGATATTTAGTGATGGAAAATTAAAATAACAAGATTCTGTATAATTTGTTCCAGTTGTGCTCCACGAAACTGGGTCACTATTAATATCATAAGTAATATTTGGTCTGAATGTTACAAAGTTTGGATGAGGAACGTCTGGATAATCTAAAGTATTGACAATATAGTTGTCTGAATACCATTCGTATATATCTCTTGATCCAAGATATATTGTTGGCAAACTGTAGTTTGGAACTGCAATGTAGTTTCTTGTTGCACTAAGATTGTTAAAATATCCAGCATCCCATCTTGCAATATCTGGATAAATAGTATTTGCGCTATATTCTGATGTAGAGAAATCTATTGTTATTGGTGTACCGCCAAAACTGCTATCAAGCGTTTGAACTGATGGGGCACCTTGACCATAAACGAACCTTTTCTTTGCAACTATCTCAGCAATTTGGTATGGAAAAATAGAAATGGTGTCAATATGAAACATATTGAAAGAAGTGTAAGAATAAACACCCCACCAATCCTGGGTACTTGGCAAATCAATATTTTCTCTATCATAGGTCATATTTATGACTTCTTCGCCATTTATAAGTAGAGCAACGTTGTTTGAATTAATAATAAAATGAACAAGCATTGGACGATACCATTCACCAACGCAGTGTGAGCCAATTTCATTTCCAACAACCAGAGTAATAAAGCCATCCTTTACCCATATTCCATCATTGCTATTAATTGGACCGATAATCTTTTTGGCTACACTTGTTAATGGATCAAGTTTTACCCACATCTCTAATGTATATTGTTTGTTTCTTCCATTTTCGTACAGCATTCCCTTTCCAGGAAAAATAAAAGATGGCTCATCGGTTCCAGATGGGTATATGTTGGTAGAGTTATTTGTTCCATAAATAATTGGCATAACGTCATTTTTTGCCAATAACTTATTTCCCTTAATCAAATAATATCCGTTATTAAAATTAACGCCATATTCATCTGCTGATATTCCCTCCATATCAACAAAATCTATTTCGTCTGGCAAAACCTCTCTTGTACTTCCCAAACTTACAAAACAAGTATTCTGTGAATTTTGACCAACAGAGAGTCCATTCATAATAACTGTTCTTTCTGATGCTGTTGATGTTGCATCAAAATCAACCATTATTATTAGTTTTATGTATCCAGTCCAGTTGTCTGGTATCTCATACACTTGATTAAAGTTTAACCATGATGATATTGTTGCTGGACTGATTGGATCAGACAATATTGTTTGAGTTCCAAGGGTGGCATGAGTGTATTGATAGCCAAACTTAAACCAATTAACATAAGTTGGCTGATGATACAGCCAGAAATTTACACAAAATGTTGTAATTTCGGTATCTATATCTGATAACTGAAATGTGTTTGAACTTATTGCAGTAATGGTTCCTGCTGTACCGCTACTTTTTTCTAACGAAGAATAGATACTGTCTGGAAAGTCTGCTGGTTCATCTGGAATCGTTGGACTATTGCTTGCTGTACATGCTGTAAGAGTCCAGTTGGTGAATTTTCTATCATTGTCGTCAATGAGACTGAGATAAAACGCATCCTCGTCTAATGACCATAGAGCAATCGGATGCTCTTCATAAACCTTTGTGGCATATTGATTTCCAGCATCCGTATTGATACCCATATATCATATTATAGCAAGGAGGGGAAGCCATTAAGCCTCCCCTCCGAATTTTGCTATTTAATTTTGTAAATTATTGTATTATGACACTCTTGATAACTGATCAACAGTAACATCTACATCGCATCCAAATCCATCACCAGATGCAACACATGCTAACTCCTGTGAGCCAGTAGTCCCATCCTCCAACTCATACAGGGGCAGAGATTGCCATGGAATATCCTTAGGCATAGCGGCCTTCGCTGCCTCATACTCCTCTTTGCTAATTGGCTGATATGGTGCTTGCTTATAAACGTGATCAGAGGCTGGAAGGAATGAAATTCCTCCGACATGATCAAAGTTGTCAAATACCCATGCAGCAACGTCCATCCATTCATCTTCCTTAATATTAATAGTAACTGATGGATTATGCTCTGTCCAGTTCTGACGATATACCTTCCAAATTTCAAGGTGTTCTATAGCAGACAAATCGCTTGTTACAACTGCGCCCTCTGGGGCGGCAATTGGAAATGAAAATACTGTAGAACTATTATTCATTACGTCTGGCTCATTTGGAACGCCAAAGTCCTTGAGAAATTGTGTTAGAGGATCTTTATTGTCTGCACGAACAGTGCGAATGTAATACTGTGAGTACCAAGGGTGAATACCGCTTGATACGCCAGTCAACTGAGAAACAGTTCCAGATGGCTTAACTGTAGTAACAGCAACAGAGTGCTCAATACCAAGAATGTCTGCCTCAATGGCATTCTCTCCAACAGCGAGTTCTCTGAGTGAGTCAAGCATATTTGGAAGATTCTTATGAAGTGTTCCAGTTAGCGGATTGCCAAAAATACCAGTAAGAGATACACCAAGTAGTCGTTCCTCTTCCGTATTATCCTTCCAGGTCTTACGAATATACTTAAAATTGCTGAGTGTTGATTGCCATGTTCCAAGAATTGCGGCAACCTGAACCTTATCGGCAAGAGTTTCGTATGTATCGTCACCAGAGATCACAACCTCTGTTAGATTACAGAACTGGTTTGGACGAAGTAGGATTTCTCCGCATGGATTTGTTCCCATTACCTTGCTTGAGTCACGACGACCAAACTTGTCAATGTGCTTACGAACAGAATCCATATTGTAGATACCACGCTCGCCAGACTTTGACTCATAAAGATTGCGCCATTCACGAAGGAACTGGGCAGTATTTGGCTTCATGTTGTATACCGCTGAATTATTGGCAAGGGCACGATGTGGTTGATCCATCCACCATTGTCCACTCTTTGCCTTAGCCATCTCAAAGTCATCTAGATTAGAAAGACTAATGAGGGCTGAGCGACGAACACCGCCAACAACAATGACTTCTGCTACCTTGCACATAAGGTCATGAGCCTCAACTGGCTTTAGTCTGCGGCCCTTAGCATTCTTAAATGTTTCTACTGCAAACTTGAACAGTTGATTGAGTGGCTCTGGACCTGAAGCACGACCACCAAATGTCTTGAGGCGGGCACCAGCAGGACGAACCTTGCTCATATCCCAGTTTGGAACCTGTCCCATTGCAAGAAGAGCAAGAAGTTCCTTGAATGCCTTTGCCCAACCCAACTTGCTATCCTCAACAATAATGACGGTATTGCTTGGATACAGTTCTTCAGCAATGATAGGAAGTTGATCGATATACTTTTGCTCAACTGAGAAACCAACCCCTGTACCGTTCATCAAAATATACATAGCCTCATCAAAGGCACGAAGACTATCTACAGCAATAAAAGAGCAGTTGTAAGCAGCAATATTGTCTCTTTCCAATGCTGGCCCAGCGGTCATCATAGCACGCATTGAAGGCATAACATTGTGATTGAGAATTGCTTCACGGACACGGGCAAACTTAATGTCATTCTCATCATAGTTATAGTTCTTCACAAGATGATTCTTCATGAATGTCATGTAACGATCTACAGTCTCTACCCAAGTCTCCCTTCTACCTTTTTCTTCCATCCATCTACTGTACTTGGAGATATGGATAAAATTTCTGTACGGATCTGTAATTGATCCGTTGTCGTCAATAAATGACATATGAACACCATCCCTAGAAAAAATTATAGACTTCATTGTATCAACTTTTATGCCTATCCGCAATACGGATAGAGGAAAAGTTAAACATTTTCAAGTGATTTTTATAACAATTAGATTACATTGCGCCAAGCAAAAATGATGGAACAAAGTCTGTTGTGGCAGTAGCAGACGAAGCAATAGTAATACTTCCAGAAGTCTTTGTCAAGGTTATATTTGTTCCAGCCTTGATATCTACTGTCTTTGAAGCAGATCCATTAAAGGTATAAAGATCTGTTCCCTCTGTTGTTCCACTATCAAACTTAAGGGAAAGAGGATTGGTTGTTGTTCCACCGCCTGCTGCAAGTGGGCCAACAGTTGAACCATTTACCTGAACATACATTCCTGCGGTAGTTGTCCAAACATCTCCATTGTTGGGTGCAGTTGGCGCAGTGCCGTGGGCAACATTTAAACTTGCAGCACTAGTAGTAGAAGCAGTAAGAGAAAGAAATGCAGTTGGAGATGTTACGCCAATGCCAACATATCCAGTATTATCTATTCTTACTCTTTCTAATCTGGTTGCCGTTCCAGTTGTAGTTGTAAAAAATGATAGATATGTTCCATTGGCAGTATCTGTCCATGTTTCTGATGCCCGTGCGGCAATCAATGCACGACCAGAATCTATCCATTGAGTAGCACCATAACCCCTAAAGTTTACTCCACCCAAATAATCATTTGCCTGTGTTGCTGTTGGAGAACTTGCTGTTCCTCTGCTTTTATAAAGTACCAAGTCTGATCCAGTAGTTGCAGCATTAGATCTTCTTGTAATAAATCCATCATTTGCGCTAAAGGCAATTTCTAATGGTGCAGTTGGTGATGTTGTTCCAATTCCCACATTACCGCTTGCAGAGACAACAAATGGCGTACTATCGGGATTTGTGTCATCTTCTACTACTAGGGCATTTCCTGCACCGACTTGAGTAATTCTTAATGCATTAGTAGCAGAATTTGCTAAAATGATTCCAGTTCCGTTTACTGTGATACCCGCAAAACTTGGCGAGGCAGTAGATTGAAGATCCTGACTAAGAGACATGCTCATTTTGCCAGTAGTGTCATTATAAGTTGGAGTTCCTAGGCCATTATTAAATGTACCCCCCGTCCACATTGCAGCAGACTTGTCTTCAATGATTTCCTGAAGATCTGTATCGATTTTTGTGGCTAAGTTTTGAATATCTACAGCAACATTTACTGGATCAGTATTTTGCGGGTAAGGCAAAGCGTAATTTGATGTTGTGCTGGCCATAATTTAATTATATCACTCGGATGATTGAGATGGATCGACAAACATATTTCCGTCCCAAGTCCATCCTATTCCTGGGTATGGTCCACGATATTGTCCAGCGATTGGATTACCGCTATATGAGCACTGAACCCAGATTCCGCCTATGAGTTCTGAAAGAAACTGTTGCCCTAAGGATTCTTGTTCGATACCATTATCGTCGGTAATAACATCGTTATTTACAACAACAACTTGCTTAACAAATCCATTTTCTACTTCTGCGAAATGTGCCATATTATCTCCTAACTAATCACCACAACAACATATCCAGAGCCACCAGCACCACCG